GGCCCCAGTTATGAATTCTGCCACCAAAGTGTAGGAAAAATCCAACAAAATACCCCTAAACGCCATCTGAGCTCCTAGGAAGCCCGTTAACGAAAATAACCCTATAAAGCTTATCAAACCATTCCTTACCCCAAAATAATTCGTTGTAAGCCAAATAAGAAGGACAAAAATTCCCAAAATCAAAATTTCTGCAGCTAAATGCCAATCTGGAATGTAAGGTGAGTCTTCAATCAAAATTGACTCTGCCAAAGCTGCTTGGATCTTATGTGGTTCCAATAATCCAACTGGAGTTGCTACTTGTGGCATCACTCCTTTGGCTGTAACTCCAACAAAAACAAATTTATTGGCAACGTCCATTTCGTTAAGTGTGGTTGTTGGTGTTTCAACCCAACTAACCCATTTGCGACCTAAGCTGTCAACTTTGACTGGTGGCAAACCTCTGACCCTAATTTCTTCTAAACCGTACTCGTTTGTTTTGATGACATATGTATCGGCACCAACCAAAGCTTTTAAAACTTGCGTACCGAAAGCTGGCACCCAACCGTCAGGTATGCTGAATAGTAATGGTAGCCGTCTTACTAAATTATCAACATCAACTGGCGCAGATACCATACCCTCATCTACAACTGCAGCGATCTCTGGAATATTTGGTAAATAGCCTTGAAGTGGAATACCAGGCGCTGGATCACCAAGTATGACGGTTCCTGTTGGTTCTGGGTATATTTGATTATCATATTGGAAGGTGGCAACCAAAAGCGGGTTATGAGTTGTGAGTGATATTACGAAATCTTGATCACCACCTGTTCTATCTTTATCGACGAAACTTAATACCCATCCTACACCTAAAGCGCCATTTTGTAAAAGGGTATCGTTTATTTCTGCCAACCTAGATCTTGGTATGGGCCAACCACCCTCAGCCTGGACATCTTCTTCTGTAATATCCAAGATCGTAAAATAGCCTGACGGTTCCTTTTTTGGTACCAAATAATCAAAGGTTTTGAGCTTTAGTATTTCTAATGGTGTGATTTGCAAAGCTAGCGGTATTGTCAAAAAAATCAATAATATACCAGCCCACTTCATAACTTCTTACATCCATTTGCTTTAGCTCTTCTATTAACGTCAAAATTATTAGCAACTACAGCAGCAGTCAAAGTATTATTTAGTGTTAGCCCACCTTTTTCATATTTATAAGTTGGAAAAATAATAAAAGCTGGTATAAAGATAAGTGCTTTATGTCTTACTAAATCATTTAAGTCTGGCTTTCTCGGTAATAAAATATTTGCTTCATAAACACAATCGTATTGCATACCTTTATTAGTGGTATAAACATCTAAAGCCTGTAAAGTCCAAAACAAAACCCATTCCCAATTATCTGCTGTTTGTTTTTCTGGTAGATACAAAGTATCTTCAACAAAGATTAATTCTTTTTTTTGTTGTTGTGCTAAAAATTCTTTACTGTAAGGTGCTTTTGTAATCTCCCAATATATTTCAGAGTTTTTTTGTAAAGGGAAAATATAATTAATTGTAAACAATAGTATTATAATTTTTTTCATCCCGATCCTTGTGTTATTGTGATGCTAGAAGATTGCCCACCATTTATTTTTATTGTTTTCGATACACCATCTTGAATGAAAATTACTGTATATGCTTGTTCACTATTCAATACTAATTGTGCATTTTGATTTACTGTTCTTATAAGTTTTATTTCATCTCCTTGCAATATAGTTGTTATTTGTGTTTCTGCATCTTGACCTATAGTTGTGCCAACTATTTGTGCACCAGTTATTTTATCCATTAGCTGATCTTCTTCTTTTTCTTCACTTAGAATGTCCAATACATCTAACAAGTCTTCTAAAAAATTTACATTTAATAAATCAATATCCAATTCTGTAAAATCAAAATCTTCATCTTCATCAAGAAAATCTTTCTCAAGATAATCAATATCTAGATCGGCAAAGTCTAAATAATCTTGTTGTTGTGTCTGCTCTTCTTCTGCAAACTGTATTTCTTCTTTCGGAGGAGAAACGATCAGCATGTTATCAATAAAGTCTAGGCTTATATCCAAAGTGACTGGAGAGCTGGGTGCTTGTTCATAAACGCTAGTGGTTGTTGCCTGGAATGGTTTATTAAGCACAACCTGACCCAAAGCAGTTGAAACAACTATTTCACCACTTGCATCACCAAACTCATCTGGTAATAGAATAATTAAAGATCTACCAGTCTCATCTACTGTACAAGTAAAATCTGTTCCTCTGACCGCTATATCAGCTGTAGGTGTCTTGAGAGTTATGTTTTCTTTATCAAGTTTATTAATATTGCCGCTAACAAATCTGATAGTGCCACTAGCAAACTTAAGTGCCATCTTTGATTTGGATGGATTGGGATCGTAGATATATTCATCTATAACTAACTTAGAATGTTCAGTTAGTCTGACGGTTGATTCGTCAAGAAAGGTTATGGCTATACGGCCTTTTCTAGTTCTGACATCATCGTAAGAATTAATGTCAAAATCTAAAACAGCAGGATAGGGCTCATCTCTTAAGACTTGCCCATATCCGTTTAGTTCTGTTATATCACCTATTGCATCAGCATGAAGTGGCTGTCCCACCATCATTTTGAACAATACAGATAGTAGAGTTAGATGTAGTGCTTTCAATTTTCAACCAATCTCTAGCCAAAGTTGATGCTTGCGTAATATTAAATGTGTTGTCAGATCCTGTTAGATCCAAATAAAAATAACCTGAATCAGATGAAGTTGTTCCTGAATAGCCGCTTGCTGTAAAAGTTAGATCGTTGCTATCCCCAAAAATATCCATATAGTTAACAGCATTTTCATAATCAATATCTATATCAAAAGTATTGCTGTCACCAGTAATAATCCAATCCAGATCTAAATAAGAAGCATCTGAACTTTCTGCTATCTTGACATCAAATGTATTGCTGCCGCCTACCACTTGAACATTATAGTTAGCGTAATCTGCTGAATACAAACCGTTGCTATTCATAAGAATATCCATTTGGTTGCTGTCGCCCTGGAAATCAAATAATCCAGTCACATAGTCTGATTCAAACGCATCTGATCTAAATATGTTGCTATCACCAATCTGATTAATTTCTAAAGTCATGTTGGTGCCATCTAGATCTAAAGCGGTCATAGTCCCAGAAACTGCAGACGTACCGCCTATTAAGTTACTTGAACCTAGCTGCTCTAAATTAATTACTGCGTTAGAACCACTTTGGTTAACGTATATTTCATTATCTGCCCATAAGCTTAATGAAAGTACTAAAAACAAAATTCGCATTTATTCTCCTAAATATTGCCAATAGCCCTTTTCCCTACCTTGCTCTATTATATCAACAATTCCTGTTTCTATTGCAGCTTGAAGTGCAATTGCCTTACTTTCATTCATCGCATTACCGCTTTCGAACTCAACAAGCTTAGTGCCATCAGCAATATAGCGGAAAAAGTCATTAGATAAGCCGACAGAAAGTATGGTTTTGGTCGTGAGGTTTTCTAATAATATTTCACCCGTACTTACAGAAACTACCCTTATTGAAACCAAAACCGTATCTTCACGATATTGTTTAGAGTTACCAATACCTAAATATCTGGCACCCATACCACCAGTTAGCAGGTTAGTGTTGTAATCAACAATACCGCCTTCAAAGATAATGCCTGCAAAAAGTAACGGCATCTGCTCATCTTCTTCATCAAATTTTTCTCTTGTAGATCTTATAATCTGGCGCTCACGTGTAACATGATCTATACCAACGCGCTCAACTACACGAAAAAATCCTGTTTGTTTTAAAGATCTTATAAGATAGATCTCTGGAGCTTGAGTTAAAGCGGTTGAAAAGCTAGCATAACCGTCTATTGATTTTCTTTGTCCTGTATAGTCTTGGAATCTATAAACAGCTACTACTGGTCTTATTTTAGCTGGCCTTACTAATTTTATTTGATCGGTTATTGGTTCATTTATAAATGCTGATTTGGAATAACATTTTGCCTTGCCAACAATAGTAACAACATCTTTGTAATCTTTATCTGGATTATCTAAGCAAGGTATTATACGAGCGGTATGACTGACACAACTAGTTAAAGCCGAAATCACCAATAGGGATAGTAATAGTCGTATAAGTGTCATCAATAGTATTATATATCGTTAAAGTGATACTGATACCATCTGAGGTCCAACTAATGATGTTATCGAACAAAGTAAACTCACCTTCGGTTGCAGGATTTTCACCAAACAACTGTTCCACTAGCTGCCTAGATAGTTGAGCATATATTCTTGATTCAAAGTTTTTAAGAAATCTTGCTAATGTGGTGTTTTCTTCTTCTCTTTCTGCTTCTTCTTTTAAAGCTTTTATTTCAGCCTCTAAAGCTTCTTTCCTGGTGTATTCTTGGTTTTCTATTGTTAGATAATGAGCTGAAGTGCCAACACCACTAAAACTAGGTGACTTGAACTTAAATTTTATTTCATCTGCTTGAGCACTAAAAGCTATCAAGACGACAAGTACAAATCCTAAAAACATACAAATATAAGTATATATCATTAAGATATTGTCTTTGTAATTTTCTCTAATGTTTTTTGTAATGCTGGGCGCGCCTTTCTTAGTCTTTTCTTTGGTCATCTCTATCTGCTTTTGCTACTTTTTCTAGATCTATTAAATTTGGTACGCCTAATAATGTTTTCAAAAGAACGTCTTGTCTAATCGTTTGATTATCCAAAGCTCTAACTCTATCAATTAGACTAACAATAATGCCATATTGACTATCCAACTTTGTCCCTAGTCTTTGCTCCATAGCTGTTATTTGTTCTGCCACTTTCTCATCAACAACATCAAGCTTGGTTTCCATACCATCAACGATACGCATGATCAGTTTATATATGAACCAACCAAGACCTAAAGCTGCTGCTATAGGAAAACCTACTTGTTGAATTATTACTACTATTTCTTCCATATTAAAAGAGCAGCCTAATGTTCCAGCATGCGGCGCTGAGGTGTTACCTAGTCAATAGGCTACTCGTCTTTTTTGTGTGAAGCACCAAAGTAAAAAGAAATAACGGCAGATGCTAATCCACCAAGATACCCTAGTACAAGATTTATAAGCGCTTCAGAGTTTTGTTCAGGCGGTTGTAATGTTACCAAAAATATATAACCCATAAAACCACCAAGTGTGATGAAACCCAGTATTTTAGATGTCCAGTCGCCACTAAATGCTTTTCTAGCATCCTGAATATCTTCTGTTTCTAATTTAAAAACATCTACTTCAAGCTTTTTCATTTGCACTTGAAAATCATTTTCTGCTTCTTTCAGTTTAAGCATTTCCTCTGGAGTTGCTTGTTTAACTGCTTTTTCGATTGCGTTTGGATTGTTTGGCACACCAAGTTTATCAGCTATTAAACTTACTGCTGCACTCCCCATTGGTCCACCTAATGCTTGCCCAAGAGTTGGCGCTACTGCACCTAATAATCCTTTTAATCCTTTTAATTTTCCTAACATAATCCTATTTCATTACGGTCCATACCTAATGGTTTGTCCGTAATACATTCTATCATATCCTTTGGAATATGCGCATATGGTTCATCGTCATCTATATAGGTTGGATCTTTTGATAAGTTCATTCTTATGTCATAAGTATGATTGGGATCCCACTTGTGGAAAAAAAGACCGTCAGTCATCGCATACACAATAATAAAAGGTATGTTTGTCGACCTGGCATAAGATGCACCTTTGCGTAATTTAGCGACAGATAGGATGAATGTATCGTACTTATCGCTAGCAAATGTCCGACATTTAACTTCACACCAAAAACATTTATTAGCTGACTCTATCCAATAATCAAGTGAATAAGTTGTGGGTAACTTATGGCAAGTTACGTTCCAGGCGCCTTCCAAATAGCCAGCTACTCGTTCTTCTCTTTTTTGGTCGTCTCTAGTTTCTAAGCTTGGTGCTTTCATTTTTTCCTCCAAAATATACTCTGACATAATATTTTCTAATAATAGCCAGAATGGTTAAAACCGTTACTTGTGCAATTGAAATCATCAAAAGATCTGTAATGTTAAATAAATACAACAACAAAAGTGTTAGATAGGCAAATAGCCAGTTAATCGGTAAACCAATACTTGTATCTATAACTGATTCTTTAAGTGCGTCTTTATCAATCTTCATAAAATGCAGGATCGACAGCAACAAATCTTTTTGTTGGTCTTCCTTTGCCTCCAATCTTTAATTCTATTTCTTGTATTTCACCAGCATTCTTAAGCCTTTCAATAATCTCCTTTACTTCATATGACTTCATGCTTCTGAAAAGTTCATGACGATCTACTTCTCTTTTACTAATACCTTCTTCTCCTCTAGATCTAACAAAAGATAAAACCTGTTTAATCTTGGACTCAGTTGCTGAAGATGCTACCTTGTCCCGACAAGCTTCGATAAATAACAAATCGTAATACCGCATATAATCTATACACCATTCTGTAATCTCTGCAGATATTTCTTTAGTGCTTGGATTGTCTGCTAGCGCACAACACAAAGCTAGCCTCATAGCCTTTTCTCTTGTTCTAGATAATAGCGGTTCAAGATTGTCTTTCTCTAATGTGTTTTGTCTTTTAACAACCTCTTCAGCAAACATATCTAATAAGTTTTCAGACTCTCTGCTAAATGGAATGACAACTTGTTCTAGATCCATCTCTGGATTGTTTTGTCCAACAATACCAAACTCAGATCTGCCACGTCTAACATGATTGACCCAATTAACAATATTAAGTGGTGCACTTTTAAATTTTTTAAGCCGTTGTACTTTCCTAGGTTCTTTTGATTCTATAACTACAAAACGGTTAAGAAAGCCATCAGCGATACGGCCTGAGTTTAGTGCCTTATAAAAGTTTTGTGGTACAGACAAACCAACCAAAGTAATGGCAGGTTTATGACAAACTCTATTCATCGCTTGATCTTTGTATTGCTCAGGTACATTCATAAGCGAATAGTTGTCAGGTCTTAATGTACCGTGACACCTGCCCCAAGCTTCCATAAGAGTTTGTATGCCGTCTTCTCTATTGGTGTTTTGTTGCGCTCCTATTGCTTCCAACCTTTTACCAAATTCATCCATTATGGTTATTTGTGTTGGCCTGTATCTTAATATTGAATGTACGGCCCCAGATGATGTGTAGCCATCACCCACAACAAGATCTTGGTGATCAGACATATTAAGTACAGATTCAACAAATGATTTGATGTTTTCTTTGCCCTGTCCTGATTTAGCAATACCCATAAAATATAAAGATGAAAAGTTATTCATATTTGTGCGGTAAAGACGACCACATGTAACACTTACCAAAGCTAACGCTGCAACAAGCGAAAGCTCTGGTTGGCTGACTTGAGCAATATCCTCACAAAACTTATACATATCTTTAAGTATGCCTGGAGGATTGAATAATTGTTTGGGTGGTTCTATCTTCTGATCGCTTTTAACAAATAAAGGTGCTCTGGTATTTTTTCTATCGTGGGTTTTCTTTACATTATCAACAACAGAATTTATCTCATTATCTGGTAGTGGTGGATTGTTTTGCGAGTTCCAAGACTGCATAAAGAATTTACAAAAATCTAAGTTAATGTTTTTGGAAATTAAATATCCTGCAAGTCTAGCGGCCTGGTCGTTTCTTGATCCTTCGTGTACACCATCCAAAGATATGGGTGCAGTAGCAGGGGTATTGCTTGCTTTGCCATTACCTGTAATTTTGGTCCATTCCTCTTCAGTAAAATCTGGTAGATCTGAAAAATCGAACACCTCCCATTCAGGAAGAAGTGAGGGCTTATACATTAAACCGTTTGCATGACGGTTATAAGGAGCAATAATGAGACCACCCTCACCTCTTATATCGATATGTCTTTCTATTGGTGTTTCGTTAACTCTGCGTGTAGCAAAGGTTGTGTAGTTTTGCGGATTATTATAGTAATAGTGCATACCCTTACCAGTAGTGACTTTGAAAGGCGTAACTGGTAAATTTTCCTGGACCCAAAGCATAGCCTCTGGTGTGTCTGCATCCACAACGACAAACTCACCACATATTAATGCAACTACTAAATCATCACGATCTTTGAACCATTCTTCGACCTTTTCACGTTCAGGTCGTGCTTCTTTGTATTGATGCCACCCCCCAAGAAAAGCTGGCGGTTTCTTATTTTTCCTAAGTAGGGGTACAACAGACAGCCCCTCGTCGTAATATGCTAAAGCAATATCTAGGGGTGTCTCGTTTTCTGTTAAATTAAGATTGAACACTATCAGTCAGAATACTATCGAGATTACCATATATGGATTCAAAATCTAACCTGCCGTTGGTAGCACGAATAATTTTTTTAGCCTGATCAACTGAGGGTTGACGGTAGCCATATCTCCAAGCTTTGACTGATGCGATAGAACATTCAAACTTCTCGGCCGCATCTTTCATACCAAGAAATTCTATATATTGTTTAAGACTGTATCTTTCCACTTCTCTCTCCTTATGTTTTGGTTCAATATTCATAGATTCTAAAATCTTTAACGACTTGGTTGCAAGTACTTTTGCTCTGAAGTAATAATTTGCTAACCAAACTGCGTCTTTTCTAATCATCTACAATACCGATATTGAATAATTTACATATAGTAAATTTTATTTTATAATTTTTCAATAACTTCGGAGAAGAGAATTATGTCTTTAAAAGATAGAATTGTTAAGCCGAATGATCTCGTTAATGATCAGGGGGCTAAAATACTTATATACGGCGCCGCGGGTGCTGGTAAAACTACGCTTTGTGCAACTGCTCCTGGCAGGAAATTAATTATCGATATGGAATCTGGTCTACTCTCAGTTAGAGACCGAGAGGACGTTGATGTTATTCAGGTAAAAGAAGCACAAGAGATTTTAGAAATTAATGAATTGCTTAAAAGTGGGGAACTACAATACGATACCGTCTGTTTAGATAGTGTATCTGAAATGTCAGAGATCTTGCTGAACTTTGAAAAAGCAAGACACAAAGATCCAAGAATGGCATATGGTAACGTGCAGGAATCTGTTACTAATGTTATGCGTGCCTATCGTGATTTACATATGCACGTTGTTTTTGTTTCTAAGATGGAAAAGCAAAACGTAGATAATGTCATGATGTACGAACCTAAAATGGTTGGTACTAAATTAGGACAATCCATTACATACTTCTTTGATGAAGTCTTAGCATTAAGAGTTATCGAAGATCAGGATGATGATGGAGCAACAGTTAAAAGCAGATGGTTGCAGACTGACGTTGGTCAGGGTTATACCGCAAAGGATAGATCTGGCAAACTTGCTGCTTTTGAAGAAGCTTGTTTAACAAGTGTAATTAATAAATTAGGTTTCAATACTCAAGAAACATTTAAGGAGGTAAATGCTGATGAGTGATTTTGAAGGTGTAGATTGGCTAGAAACGTCTAGCAAACCCGTTACTCCTAACAGGGAGGTAGCCCCAAAAGGGATTTATGATGCCAGAGTAATAACTGCTGAGAAATACCAAGCACAAAGTGGCAACTGGACTGTCAAGGTTGTGTTTGAACTGGAGAATGGCAAGTGGCGTGATCATGTTGAGTATTACAACTTATGGTCAACAAGCCCAGACGCTAAAAGAATCTCAAATGAAATGTTTACGGCCCTAGCAAAAGCTGCAGGTTTCAAACAGTTTCCAAGTTCTATTGATTCTTTGGTTAATAAAACCTTACAACTTGGTATCTGGAATAAAGATGAAGAGTGGACAAACGACGCAGGTGAGAAAGTTACATCGACCAAAACTAAGATTGGCGACTATCTCAAAAACGAAATGTCACCACCAAGTTCTCAAAGCAAATCAATTAATAAGTCACCCCCTACTTTATAATTGTTTGCGAGGGGACTTCGGTCCCCTTTTTTTTATTTAATATTTAACATACAATATCCCTATCATTCATATTCTCTCTCTCGAATGGTTGGGAGCCTTGTGCTCCCTTTTTTTATCCCTATAATTAAAACTGTAGATGCCTAGGTTGGGTCTACATAAAAATTAACTTGCTTATTTAAGGAGTAAATTATGACGCTTGACGCATTTGGTCGTTTGCGACCATTCACTATAGGTTTCGATAGAGTATTTAAAGATCTTGAGAAACTGCAAAACGTATCGGAAACTTATCCACCCTATAATCTGATTAAGTCTTCAGATGATATTTTTTTTATTGAACTAGCCGTTGCTGGCTTTAATAAAAAAGATTTAGAGATTGAATATAAAAATTCGATTCTAACTATTAAGGGTAAAACTTCTAAAAAGGAAGAGGTCAACTATATCCATAAAGGAATATCAGAAAGATCTTTTACTAGAGTTTTTACTTTAGCCGAACATATTAAAGTGAAGACGGCTGAAGTGACCAACGGTTTATTGGTTATATCTTTGGAACGAGATATACCTGAAGAAGAAAAGCCAATTGCAATAAAAATTAAATAGGAATATACTGAAATCTACTATTATGTAAGTAGTAGTTTTTCATAATATTTTCATAATATTTTCTCTCGTTAGGAAAGTAGAAGGGAGCCGAAAGGCTCCCTTTTTTACACGTAGGCATATGAAAAACATAACTAAACAGGAGAACCTACATGTTCTTAAGTTCTTCTATCAATCTATTTGTGTACCATACCGATTTCTCTAGATCACGAATATTTTGATTCTTATATTTAAAGCGATGAATGTACTTGATAATACTGCCCTCCAGGTAGGATCTAAAACCTTCTGGCCCTAGTTGTTGCTTAATGTACTCGATACATTCGACGCCACCGTTATTGTAATGTGGTGGATGGTTAACAAAATCTTTATCAATATTATCTAAAACTTCAGACGCTTTATCCTCATCTCTGGCCCTTTCTTCCACTTCCTGTTTGGTTTCACCTGGTCCAAGAGTATTAATTATTCTTCTAGCCTCGTCCCATTGTTCTGGTGTTAATTTATCTATACTCATAATTGGATCTCCACAACGCTAGGTGTATTGTAAACGGTTGGTGCCTTACCATCTATTACTGCTTTGTATTCACCCAACAGTCTATCCAACTCCAACCACCCTGCTTCCATATCTTCATGTTTCATTTTGAAAATCTTAGAGGCATACGGCGCTTTCTTTTCTTGTGCGACAAATATAAAGTCTACGACCTTAAAGCCTGCTTGCTCATAAGCACGTTTGTACCAAGCGGCTTGAAGATCGTATTGATACTTCTTAACCGAATTAGTAAAAGAGCGTGGCTCACAACTTTGAGTAGTTTTATAGTCTACTAAAATGACGCTGTTGTCGCTGAATGGGCCTGATAGGGGGTAGCGAACAACATCGGACTTAACCTTAAGCAGCAAGTCACGCTCAAACCAAAACAAGGCGCGTTCGTATGGATAATTGAACACACCAGGATATTCACTTTCACTTGGATGCAATAGTTTGTCTGCTTCTGGTATCAAACTATCGCGCATCTCATAAATAGTTTTCCTATCGGCATCTGTAATAACGGTTAATCCGCGTGACTCGTATTCACGCTTAAGATCTTTGTTGGCATTGGTGTATGGTGAGCCAGACAAACAAGCCACTTCATTATTAAAGGTTGATTCACCTTCAACAATCAAAGCATGTGCGGCAGAGCCAAACCTCAAAGCCGAACTGTCTAGGACTTCTTCATTCAAAGCATGCAGTTGCGATTGACCGAATCTTCTTATAGTTGAAGAAGATATGCCTGGACAATTATGATAGATCTGATTGGATAGATCTGGAAAATATATGGCATCACCTACGACCTCATGATCGTGATGCTCTAACGTTTCTGGTATTCTATTCACTCTTTGGTTCCCCCTTAGCTATACGAGCAAAGACATCGTTCAAGTGACGAGCTTGCTCTGGTGGTAATTTATTAATTAAGTTTACGAGATTACGTACCTCGCTTTCTGCGGCCCAAAGCTGTTGCTCAAGTTCAACTTGAGTTGTCTGCTCTGGTTGTGTGATTAAATTATTTTTATTCATACTCAACTCCTATTTGCAATATTAAACCAACTGATATAATATGTCTACTGTTAGTAATTAATTGGAGGAGCTAATGAGTAGATTGTGGAGAAACTATTTCGATTCAATCACCGAAGATACAGCCAAACAAGAAGCTTTTGAGAAAGCTTTTGCAGATGGTTGGGAGAGTAGAGAAGAGCTTGATGGTCTTTATAACAAAGCACATATCAAGATAATTGGTAAGCCAGCTGAGGATCCAAGTCGCGAGTGTGACTGCATGTTGATCGCATACGATTTTGATCCACTACAAGCAGTTGGTTAGTTTTGCTAGTTGCCTGTCCTGTAATTAATTCTCCTTACACTAAGGACAGAAGTCTTGATCGGACTTAGGTTTCAGAGGGGCCTGAGCAACAAAACCCTCTGCTTTAATAATATAATACAGTTATGGCAGACTACAAAATAGAACAAAATGTCCCTATACCTAGTGTTAAAAAAGGTATCAGTCATATTGCCAATCTAATAATTAATGAAATGAAACCAGGCGACAGCATTGGTAATTTAACCGTAGCAGAAAAGAATAGGTTTGCTTCTACTGCGGCCAACTATTGCGTTAAAGGATCCGTTAGACGCGAGCCTAATACATCAAACAAGTGGCGTTTCTGGAAGTTAGCCGAACAAGATCAAGATAAGTTAAAAAAAAAGCGCAACAATAAATCAGACAACTACAAGCTAGGGGATTACGGTTTATCGTCCAAAGCAGACGTTTCTGAGAAAGATTTACCGCAAGACTTTGAGCAAGCTGTTAATATAGATCCGCAGATTGTAGAGCAAGCTAAGGCGTCTGATTACAACTTCAGTATGCATAAGAAGCTATTGTCGTACCGCGAAAGAATGCTTTTAGATCAAAACGATTTCAAATACCACGACACCCAAGGCAACCCTAGGCCCGTTAGATTCGACGATTAGTTTTTCTAAGTTTCATATGTTACATTTACTTAATGAAAGTAGTAAAAATGTCGGACTATATGAAACCTGCGAATCCTGGTGAAAGTGCTAAGTCAATCGATAGTATTATTGAAAACAATAAAGTACGCGGCACAGATCCAACTGAGACCTTAGTTTGGATATTAAGCTACGCCTACTCGCGTTTAATCTTTCATCAACGAGATATTAACTCAGCCATCAATATTATGGACGAGATTATGTCCTGTTACGCTGATCCAGAGGTCTTCGAGGATTTGTACCAAGCACCACCCGACTTTGACGACTAGTATTATTGTCATATTTTGTCAGAGAAGTTGTGACGTCGGAAACCCTTATGTTTAAAGGTTTTGACAATAAAATCATTTTTTTCATTTTTGTCATAGAGTTAGACTCTAACTTACTTATATAGTTATAAACTTCTTGACTCTTTTTTAAACCTTATGCTAATCTTCTCTCTCATACATATTAGGATATGTAGGGGTAAGTCGTATCTGCTATCAGCAGATCTGGCTCCCATCCTTTACATCTACAAATCGATACCATACAATCGGATTTATGAGTCAAGCAGACAACAGAAAGTTCGTCCCCGTCTTAGATGATGAAGTCGAACCTGCAATAGAATATTTCAATCTCAACAAAAACCTAAACAGACGGCAAAAGATCTTCGTCTGGACTATCGTTAACAATCCCAACATGAGTTATGTTGAAGCGGCGGCTAAATCTGGGTACAAAGATGCCAGGCAGTCGGCTTATAAGTTGCTCAGAAACAAACATGTGAAGTCGGAGTTCAATTATCTGATGCAAGAGGTGAAGAAAAAGTATGAGCTAAACCACGACAGAGCGGTTAAAGATCTGTATGACATTCGGGATAAAGCGATGGAGTCGGGATCTTTTAACGCGGCGATAGCGGCTCAGAATAGTTTGCTCAAAGTCGGGGGTCTTATTGTGGATCGCAAGGAAGTCAAATACGGTAAGATTGATCAGATGAGCAGGGCCGAAGTTGAAAGTCGCCTGCAGTCTTTGCTTGAAGGTAAGAAAGCTGGTGGTATGTTAGCTGAGGGTGAGTTGGTCGAAGAAGCTGAAAGCAAGGATTAAATATCCTCGCTCCCATCTATTAAGAAGACGAATATAGCAATCGCTATACCGAATATGATTATGAAAGTGTCAATCATTTTTTAAACTTACTTGGTAGTATTGTTCAAAGACTTTGACGGCTTCCTCGTGTGAGTAAGGCTTGTCGTTAGCCCAAAACCTTTCGTCTTTATTTTCGCTTTGCCAATTGTTAAAGTTTTCCATTGGCGTTCTATCGTGATCGTATGTAAATTCATATTCTTTACCAAACATAAAAATTACCTCCTGTTTAATTATACGGTTTTTCGTTGGTCTTGCAGAGCATATTACTGCAAGTGAGTTTTTGTGGTCGTGCTGAATATTCTTCGTCGTGTGTCTTGTCCACCATTAACATAAGTGGACTAGCGCACTCTGAACATTCTTTCTGCAAGACTAAGTGTGTGACATCTACTATTTGCCAAGTCATTCGTTTCTCCCTAACCAAGCGTCGGTTTCAATTTGTTTAACGCATTTGTAACAGTATGCGCCTTGATGTTCTTCGTCGGCTATCAAGGGATTGGTCATACCCTCAATATTCCAAGCTACTTCGTCGTGAAGTAAAAACTTCTTAGCGCAATTGTCGCAAGTTCTAATATCGTCAAATGGTTCAGTCATCTCTCCTCCTTGTTGTGGTAATAATATCCATTGCTTGCAACAGGAATCTTGCCTTCTTCGTTAGCTTCACCTTCTACTTTCAAGCCACCACCAGTAACATGAATTACGGCTTCGTTGTAATCGTGAAATTTTGCTTCTGGTATCATTGTCCTAATAGGAAGTTTCCAATCATACAAATTACAAATTTCACAGAAAAGAGCATTTTTACGCACAATATCTTTATTTATCATCTCTCCTCCTCTGAATCTTTATCATCTAATTCTAAAAACTCATGTATTTCTGCAAGTCCTTTTTCAATTTTTAAAATATTAGTGTCACGGAATTTGCTGTTGTTTTTT